TCGATATTGATGATGTCAATGATTGATACGTCGAATGTACCACCACCAAGGTCGTAAACAGCAATTTTGCGATCTTTTTTATCAGCTTTATCAACGCCATACGCAAGAGCAGCAGCAGTAGGTTCGTTAATAATACGAAGTACTTCCAAGCCTGCGATTTTTCCAGCGTCCTTTGTAGCTTGACGTTGGCTATCGTTAAAGTATGCGGGAACTGTGATAACAGCTTGAGTAACTTTTTCACCTAAATAATCCTCTGCGGTTTGTTTCATCTTACGCAATACTTCTGCGCTAATTTGTGGAGGTGCTAACTTTTCCCCATTTGCTTCAACCCATGCGTCACCGTTCTCGGCTTTAATAATGCTATATGGCATCAAGTCGATATCTTTTTGCACAGCAGATTCATCAAACTTACGTCCGATCAAACGCTTTGCTGCGTAAATTGTATTCTTTGGATTTGTGACTGCTTGTCGTTTTGCTGTAGCACCAACGAGAATCTCGTCTTTAGTGTAAGCAATAATTGATGGTGTAGTACGTGCGCCTTCAGAGTTTTCAATAACTTTTGCAACTCCGTTTTCTAGAACTGCCACGCAACTGTTAGTTGTACCTAAATCGATACCGATGATTTTACTCATAATAATCTCCTTATAAAGCGAGTAATTGTGGGCACCTTGCCCGTTTGTAGACCCTTACGGCGTTCTACATTTTTATTTATGCCGATGGTTCAGAATTTTTAAAAATATTTGACCATTTTTTGAGCTTTTCAATCTTAGCTCGTTTTGCAACTGTTACATTGCCCCATGATGCAACATTCATTTCCATGAGGATTTCAATCATGGCTTGCATGTCGCCCAATTCTTCTTCTAAATGTTCCAAGTTTGTTTGATTGGATGCTGGGTGACTATTGTCCCAGCCAAATCTGCGAATTTTACTAACTGCTTGAATTACTTCAGCAGCCTCTTCTTGAAGAATATCTAGTACTTCCTGTACATTCTGTTCTTTAAATAGTCTATTAAGTTCTTCGTCCATATCAACGTTCCTTAAAAAATGGTGTGATATATGTACCATCTGCTTTGGTACTTGTGCGTAGTGTATTGTACACGTTTTGAATCCCTACTGCTTGGTTCCATGCATCTTCCAAAGCATGGTGGGCTGTAATTGGTGGGCGTTGTGGATTGATGCCTAGATCAAACGCTGTGCGTACATCGCGGATTTCCCAAAACTTCCATGGGATGGCTTTATTGATTTTACGGAATACGTGTTCACAAATAACGACGTCAAATGATGCACCGTTTGACCATACACGTTTAGCACCCCAGCAAAATTTGTATAATTGATGGAATGCGTCAGTAATTGGAATTCGACCGTCGGGATCGAAAGCGGCATCTTGTGCTGCTTGTGTTTGGCTAGCCCACCATGCGACTGTGTCATCACTTGTAACAAGTCCCAGGTCGTGGCAACTATCAATATCTACTTTGACATAGAAACTATCCATGGCTTTGTCTTCACTCTCCCTACCAAACGGATCAAATTTGACTGCACCAATCGTAAGAATGGCCGCGTCCGGAGTCGTGGCCAATGTTTCTAAGTCGATCATAATATCTGTATTCATTGTATGCTCTTTCGTAAAAATGAGCTTTAATTATAACAGATATTAATTACTTTGTCAATACAATTTTGGTGGTAATGACTCGTTTCTGAGCTTCTTTTTCCAACGTGCTTTTGCTGCACCCTTTTTACGTTTGCGTTCTGTCGTTGGCTTCTCGTAAAACTCTTTAGCACGTAGGGTATCTAGTGTGCCAGCCTCTTCCATCTTACGCTTAAAGCGTCTGAGAGCCTGGTTAATGTTCTCGTTATCCTTAACGGTAACACCAGTCCCTTTACTCTTGCGATACATCATCGTCGTCTTCCTCTTCTTCTTGGTCTTTAAGTTGTTCTACAATCCAATCTAGGTTGTAGATTCTGTTTTTGCTAATTAACCCATAAGGTGTTAATTCGTCATTAGTTATATAGTGTGCGTTTGCCTGAGCAAGCATGAAAGTGATAAATTTCTGAGTAATTGGGTCACAATTATCAACATCAATAATAACCACATCAACTTGCTGTGCTACGCTCAACATCCAACTAATATCAGTTTCTTCCACATCAAAAATAAAGACATTTAAATCGTCAATACTCTGACTTAGAATTGTTTTGAACTGCTCTTTAACATGCGTTGAAGGCTTAACTAACAAGTAGCTAATGTTCAAATTGAATAACTTGTCCGGCGGTGTTATTACTGTAATGTTACCTAAGCTCATAAATCCTTCTTGCAAAATATTCTAACTGTTCGTGTGGGAAATCATTGTATTTACGATTTCCTGACTTTATAGCTTCTAAAAAGTTATAAAGTTCTGGCTCTGTTTCTTGATTAACGTGTATGCCTGTGAATTGATCTTTATTAAACTCGACGTATAAACGATCAATTGGTTTTAGTGGATCTGATGATGGTGTTTTAGATATGCGTTGCCAAATAGAAGTTGGAGCACTTTGCTCTTCATTCTGAATATAGCCTACTACTCGTGGCTCTTGACTTGTGTCTTGCCCGTCTCGTCCTTCACCATGTAAGTCTTTTTTTTTGAATCTTCCTCTGTAGGAGGAGTTATGTAATCACCTGGGCGTTCAAGACTTGCATCAAGGCCCGGGGCATTTGGGTTAACATATTGATCAATATCAATCAACTCAACTTCTTCACCAGTTTGGTTAATATAAGATTCACCTCTGGCTACTCTATCTTGTACTGTATCTTCTGATGCCTTGGCTACTTCTGCCTCTGCTTCAGCAACCATTCTATTCCAACGATCTAAGTCAGTTTCTTGAGCAGGCTCTTGTGGTGTAATACCAAAGCGTTCTGCAGAACTAATGTCACCAGATATTGGGTAGTCTGGTTCATGGAACTCTTCAATGTATGAGTATGGGATTGGTTCACCATTGTCTAATGCACGAGCAACTTCTTTGCCTCTACGGAAGAATTCTTCAACTTCTGGGTCAGCACCCTCATCAGGATGTACTTCTGTTTCAGTATGTGGCACGGTATTGTGCAACAATGGTTCTTCTTCCTCTGCTAAAGGATCACGCCCTTTGTTATGCCACATGAATGTCATTTGTGCGGCTAACAACATAATAACTGCTAACGGATCAAATACTACAATGATAGTAATAATAACCCAAGTAACAGCACGTTCTAAAACTGATTCATCAGTTGCGCCATATACAAATGCCGCAATGTATTTTAGTGGACCTACTTCAGCTTCTACTTTGCGTACTTCTGCACGAATTGGTGCGGCTTCGTCATTAAGAGATGAAATGATTTTCTGGTTGGCTTCGATGTCCTTCGCCAGGGCACTACGATCACGTTGTTGAGACTTACGTATAGCAACGGCTTTGTCGGCACCTTTTTCATCTGTACTTCTGCCCATGACTTGGTCCACAGCCTCGTCCATTTGTTTGAGCTGCTTACGGTCGGCTTCGATATTGTCTCTTGCAGTACGTATTTTTTCGTCATAGATTGCAATCTTGCTTTGCACATCGCCACTTACTAAACTTTGGTCGCTGTGTGCTTTTGATAAAAATCCAAAGATACCCATAGATGTGATTAACATGAGAACTGCGACCGCAGTAGTCATGTAAACCTTCATTAAACGGGGAGCTCTAGTCCAATTAGCTTTTAACCAACTAGCACAAACAAGTTTAGCAACCTCTAACGCTGATCCCATCACGATGATAGGAATTACTGCGGCAGAGAAAATAGCGGCCAAACCTACTACTGAGTAGTAGATTGCGACCGCTGAAATTGTTAAACCTGTGAGTAGTAATAGATAAGCTAATAACATGCACTAATTATGCATTAACTAACGTAGCTGTGTCAATTAAAGTGACTGTCACTGTGCCCAAAGTTTGAGCTGCTGTACCGCTAGCTGCAACTGTGATCGATTGTTGATCATCATTTGGACCTGTTGGGTCAAATACACGAACGTTAGCAGTAGTAGCATCACGAACGCCTTGTGCTACGGCATTAGCAATAGCTTTAGCAACTGTATCCATTGCGCTGTTACCGATATCATTGCCAACAACTGTAGTACCTTGGTATTGTCCAGTTAATGGAATGAATGCATCACGATCATACTTTACAGTGAATGTTAATGATGTTGCTTGAGCATCAGCATTAGCTTCTGTAATAGTTAAGTCTAGAATTTGGCAATCGCCCAATCCTGACAAACGATTGATTACGTTACGGAAACGCATATTTCCACGAGCACGAGTTTGTGACTTTGCTAATGTTGACGGTAAGTTAGCTGTGCTAAATGCGTCACTTGCAGTTGGGGTTACACCGCCACCAGTGTTACCTGATGTAGTTGTTGGGTAGTAAGTACCACTGCTCATATCAATTACAACTCTATACAAATTTGGCTGTAATTGGTTACTATCTTGTTGAAATCCTGATGGCATTATTATGCTCCTTAATATAAGGTATTTATCGTTACTTAAACACGATAAGGGCTAAAAGGGCAGCTTGAACAAAGAAACCCAGCCCGATCGTAATGATATTAAGCAGATCTTTCTGAATGGTTGCTTTGATAAAGAAGCAGAACAGCCCAACCCAGCTGAAAAGTACCATATCAACTGGTGGCATCTTTTCAGTTAGCCCTGTCAAAACTGCTAGCATCGTTGGGATTGTTGCTAGGTGCAGTAAAACTACTGCGACCCAGCCCATTGTTTCTGCACTGATTCTTGGGGCATGTTCTTTAATGTTTTGAACCCATAGATCCAGATTAAGAAAATCGTGTACTCCGGACTTGATTTTATTCATATCCATTTTGAATCCTTATTGATAGAAGATGTGGCGGCCGATTTTAACTAATGGCTTTTTGCCCCATCCTGGGTTAATGTAATCTCCATGGAAATACAGGGCGTTCTTTAAATCAGGAAGTCTAAATCCTTCTAGAAGCACTTTCTTTGCTACTTCCATTGACTCTGTGTAAACTGCGCCATTCATTGGCTTCTTTAATGAAGCTGAATCGCAATACCAGCTGAACTGGCAAAGAACTTTTTCATACACTACGTTCTTTTGATATACTACTTGGCAGATGTCACTAGGGAATTGTCCCGATTCTGCACGATTGATTGTAACCTGGGCTACTGCGACCTTGCCTTCAAAAGGTTCATAGCCTGCTTCGTGGTAAATGTTGCGAGCTAGACAATCTAGTTGTTTTTGTCTTAGTTCTGCTGTAATTGGGCTTGCGTTCTCTCGCATAGCCTTCAAGTGGTCGAATTTGTAATTGACTGCACGAATGCTTACTGTTACCACTGCAATTGCCGCTAGGGCATATACTGCTGTTTTTATGATGCGTATCATTTTCTTTCTCCTTTACGCTGGATCAGGAATTGCTAGTTCCGTCATTATATGGCTCGATACATCTCCTCATGCGTTAAAGCCTTACTTCATTATGTACCAAAACCTTTTGGTACAATAATTAATTATCCTCAGATCAATGGTAGAAAACATATACTTTAAGTTATCTACGCATTTTACTGATATCAATCGCCTCTTCGTCACTAAAAACAGGTACTGCATTGCTTTTGTGCATCGTTGCGATTCCCTTAACCTTAGTGCCTGTATACACTTTCGGTTGTTGTTTTACAGCAACACCCCCACCAGAATCCCTACTTTTAATGTGGGAAGTGGTATTTCTACCTTCTGGGATAGCAAGGGATGGAATCTTGCCATAAGTACTACTCGATGTTGCTTTCTTTGTTAGATCGCTAACACCGTGTTTCTTTTTTAATTCTTGCCAGCTTGCCTCTAGTTCTCTTGCTAGACGGGCTGCTTCAGCATTTCGATACTTGGTTTTACCCTTTTTCTTGCCTGTAGTACTAAGCCACGGACCTTCAATATGCATTGACATAAAACATACCAAAATTGTTTAACATGTCGCTATTATAGCGCCAATTTTGGTACTTGTCAACTTAGTTAGGAACTAAAGCAGGTTTATAACAATTACAACTTGGGTCAATTAATGCTTCCCAATGATATCCTGCGGGCTGTGGCCAAAGTGGTGCAGCTGGTGGTGGATAAACGGGCTGAGGTTGAACTACAACGATTTCGGTACGGCGTTGTTGCGCTACTTCATACACTATTACCCCACCGATGACAGTTGGTACTACCCAACCGTAGTCAGGACGGTAAACATAATGTCCACCGCCATGACGCCAGCGGTCAGCATATGATGCTGATGAAACTAAACTTAACAATATGATTGCTAAGAGTTTTTTCATTTTACTTCTTTTGTTCTTTTGCTGCTTGACGAGCGGCCTTTGTATCAGTAACGTCTTTACGACCTTCCTTACACAATGCTGCTAGTGCTTGCAAATGCTTACGTACACGAGCACCTGCTGCGCCTACTTCTTTGTCATAAAACTTTTCGAAGTCACCTTCCATTTCTTCTACGATCTTTGTGAACTCTTTAAAATTGTTAGCCATATAGCTCTCCTTTTGTTTTATTATATAGTGTTTATTCTCCATGTCAAGAAATTTAGTTCATAAATATTGACGAGGAAAATGATATGCCAAAAATAGCACGAGTTGGTGACACTGGTCAAGGAGTTTGCCGAGCTGGGCATCCTGGGATTCCTAAGGGCATTCCGAAACCGATGATTACAACGTTTGTAACAGGAACTAGCACAGTATTCTTGAATAATAAGCCATTGGCTCTTCAAGGAACAGTTGGTAACACAGATTGTGGACACCATACTGTTGCTGTATCATATTCACCTACTGTATTTGCTGAGAATAAACCCTTGCATAGAGTAGGTGACACTGGGATAGTAACTGAAGATGGTAGCGGTGAATATGTTACTATTACCGCATCCCCCGATACAGATGGTTAAACTAACTTAATTCCTGAGGTTGACTCTAGGAATTGTTTAGCGAATGCTTCATCAGTTGGTTCTGACACTGTAACAGTGATCTTAGAAAGTTTTACTTCACGATCTGGATTGACTGTGAACAAGTATGGCATTAAGCCTGGCCCTTGCTGGCCCATACCAATAACCATTGGCTTTGATAACTTATAATAAGTGTCTGTCTCTTCTGTTAGTTTTGCAACCAACTCTTCGCCTGATGTGAGTTTTAATGTGATAACTTCGCCTACTGCGACGCCTTTCTGAATTAACATATTATACCTTTTCTAAAAATGTTTTAAGTTCTGTAAATCCACCAATTAATTGATCATCAACAAAAATTTGTGGAACTGTACGGGCATTTGGAATTGCTTCTAACAACTCTTCCTTGGTGTACCCGTCACCAATTTTCTTCTCTTCAAACTCAATACCCTTTTGCTTTAGCAATGCTTTTGCTTGATCACAATACGGGCAGTGATACTTTGACCATACTACTGCTTTCATTTGCTTACCCTATTACGTTGTTGTTCTTTCTCTAGTAGCTCTTTTAGGCGAGCAATTTCTTTGGATTCTTTAGCGTGTTTACTTTCTTCACGTGTGCGTGGTTCAACTTTGATAACGCACGGACTATCAATTTTAACACTCATCTCATGGCAGCGATTGCTCCAATTAAGCAACGTGTCACTTAGCCAGTCCAAAAATTGTACTCTAAGGCATCGATTCTTTTCTTCAATATCGTGAAATTTGGTTAGTAATCCCTTCATTTCCAAGCCTGCTGACGTGTGTTTAACACCATCTTTATGTAGTTCTATAGTTTTCTTTAGTGTTGTCATATATTCCCTCTCTTAAAATTTACCCATAATTCTAATATGTTCACGGTGTGTTAATAAACCTAAACGAGTATCATCACCCTTCCATCTATTAAAAGTATCTTCAATATCTTTTCTAGCATAATCTGGTTGGTTCATCCAACAACGTTTAATGCTATCTATATCAAATAGTCCCAATCCATACATAACTGTAATCCAATTGGCATCCCTAAACATGTTGAATGGTCTATCAAAGTAGTGAATTGATGGCATTGAGTGCTTAAATGTCTCTAACGTTTCTTTATTGAAATCAGTAACTTCAAATTCAAACTCTCTCCAGAATTTTGTATCATCACGCTTTGTGAAATAGTGTAACTGAATAAAGTCAACAATATTACTGAACATACTATCCATTATGCTGTTGTACTTCTTCTCAACACCGAGGTCACCAGGGCGCCAGTTTGCTAATAAGTTGTTTAGTAGGAACACCTGCTGTAAACTAGCACCGATACTACTTGCTTCAAGTGGTTCTACAAATACTGCTGACAATCCAATGGCAACGCAATTCTTAATCATTACTTTGTCAACACGCCCTGCACTAAACTTGATGTCTTTAGCCACTTCAATTTTATGCCCTAATGCTTGTTCAACCTCAGCAACAGCTTGGTCAGCACTAATAAAGTGGTCGCAGAATACATATCCATTACCATGTCTCTCTTGTGTTGGGATCTTCCATCTCCAACCCGCATCCATGGCAGTAGATTCAGTATAACTGTTTATGTGTTCTTCCCTACCAGTCGGAAATGCAATGGCGTGGTTCATTGGTAAGTATTTGCCGTAGTCTACCCACTTTGCACCAAGTTCTTTTATAATTACTTTACTGAATCCACTTGAGTCGATAAAGAAGTCTGCTGAGTGCGTATTGTTATTTTTGTCAACTAGACTTTCAACATATCCGTTTTCATCTAACACTACCTTTTCCACAATCGCATCAGTAAACGTAATACCAATAGCATTAGCTACCTTATGCAAATATTTGTTTAACTTAAATGTATCAAAGTGAAACTGATTAGTGCCATTCCAGTTTGGAACAAATTTACTATAAGGGATGTATGCTGATGTCATAGTCTCTTGTTCTAACTCATTGGCAACTACGTAAGTGTAATATGAAGGTACTCTGTTAATAAAAACCGAATCCCATGGACTAACTACTGAATGGAAGTAATGTTTACCATCACCATTCCAGTTAGTAAACTTGATACCAGTCTTAAACGTGGCATCAGTTTCCTTTAATAGTTCTTCAAGTGGAATACCTACATTATCCATAAACTCACGCCAGTGTTCTGTACTACCTTCTCCAACACCGATGATGCCTAATTCTGATGACTCTAGCACTTGAATGTTAAGGTGTGGGTTAGAGCGTCTTAAAACAATGGCTGATACTAGTCCTGCTGTACCACCACCTACTACGATAATTTTATTAATATCGTGTGCTTGCTTCATTCATTTACCTTTTTAGTTTTAATTTAGCCTATTAGATTGATGGCAATGCATTGTAATCCAAGTTCTCTGACATTACACCGATAACATAGCTTGTTGATTCTGTTTCTTGTAATGCTGATTGCTTCTTACTTGTATCGCTATGTTTGTTGAACCATGGGATTGGTGTGCTCTTTGGTGCGTGACCAAGGTACTTAATACCAACATCATGTAATGCACTACGAGCTGTGTAGTCTACAAAGTCCTTTAGGATGTTAGCATTCAAACCAATAACTGGTCCTTTGCTAAACAAATACTCTGCCCACTCTTTTTCTTCGCGAATTACATCTTCATACAGTGCGTATACTTCTGCTTCGCATTCTACTTTGATTGCAGCAAAACGTGGATCTTCTTTTACAACTTGATTAATCAAGTATGCAGTCCAACCTTTATGCAACAACTCATCTTGCAAAATCAAACTAATAATGTTTCCATTACCAATAAAGATTTTGTTCTCAACCATTGCTAACGAAGTAGCAAATGATACCATAAAGCGGAAAGCTTCTAACGCATATGAAGCGTGTAGTGCTAACCAAATTGCTTTAATGTGTTCTTTCTCTGGAATTACTTCACCGAGTTCCTTACGACAGTTGATCTTGTGTAAGGCATCATAGTAATTTCCGACACCAGAGGCCATATCAACGATCGCCTTTGTGTCATGGATAGTGTTAAAAACTTCTTTTGGAACGTTGTAGATGTTACGAATGATGTGACTGTAACTTCTGCTGTGGATGTTAGTTTCAAAGAATGTCCAATTGTAAATTAACGCTTCTAATTCAGGCAATGATACAACAGGTGTAAACACTTGGCTTGGCGCACGACCTTGTAAGCTATCCAATGCTGTTTGACGTAGTAAGTTACTTGTGAAGATATGTTTAACAGCTTCACTTGCTTCTTTAAAATCAACACCGTCCTTTGTTAATGTTACTTCTTCAGGAATCCAAAAGAAGCCACGGGCAGTTTGTTCAAAGTCTACAATCTTTTTATATTTGACTTCTTCAAAACGTTGGATAGTAACTGGACCAGCTGGGTCCAGAAACATCTTACGATTCAAATAGTCTGTTTTAGTGTTTAAATTATACTGTGCTTGTGACATTAAAATTGATCCGCTTCTGTAGAATGTTTATTTGCTACTGTACTACTTGCACCGACAGCTTCACTGATTAAATCAAAGTAACCAACGCCCACTTCACGTTGATGCTTAACTGTAGTAAAGCCACGTTCTTGTGCTGCAAACTCACGCTGTTGCATTTCGCTGTATCCAGCCATGCCACGTGCCTTGTATGCTTCAGCAAGTTCAAATGTTGCTAAGTTTACACTATGGAAACCTGCTAGTGTAATAAATTGGAACTTATAACCCAATGCGCCTAGTTCGCGCTGGAATGTTTCACACTCGTCTTCGCTTAGGAACTTGCGCCAGTTAAAACTTGGAGAGCAGTTGTAGGCTAACATTTGATCTGGGTACTGTGCGTGGATTGCATCAGCAAACTTTTTAGCCTGTGCTATGTCTGGAGTACTTGTTTCAAACCAGAGCAAATCAGCATAAGGAGCATACTCCAAACCGCGACGTATACAAGCGTCCAGTCCATTACGAAACTTATAGAAACCTTCTTCTGTTCTTTCATTGATTACAAACTCCTTGTCTAGTGGATCGTGATCACTTGTAATTAGTGTTGCTGACTCAGCATCTGTACGTGCCATAATAACTGTGTCAACTCCTGCTACGTCACTTGCTAGACGTGCAGCTTGTAAATTACGGATTGCTTGGCTAGTGGGAATTAAAACCTTACCACCTAAATGTCCACATTTCTTTTCACTTGATAATTGATCTTCGAAGTGTACGCCTGCTGCACCCGCTTCGATCATTGCTAACATTAGTTCGTATGCGTTCAATGCACCACCGAACCCTGCTTCTGCATCTGCTACAATTGGTAGGAAGTAATCAACGAAGTCATCATCTTCATTTATAGTACCTTCACTGTGTTGAATTTGATCAGCACGACGGAAAGCATTGTTAATTTGCTTAACGATTGTTGGTACTGAATTAACTGGGTACAGTGATTGGTCTGGATATGTTTGTCCAGCTGTGTTTGCGGCTGCGGCAACTTGCCAGCCTGATAGATAAATTGCTTGTAGTCCTGCCTTGGCGTGTTGTACTGCCATTTGGCCGTTGTATGCACCTAGCGTATTAACGTATGGTTCGTTGTTTAATAGATAACGTAGTCTTGATGCACCACGTTTTGCTAATGTGTGTTCAATTTGTAAACTACCTTGTAGTTTTCTAACTGTGTCTTGTGTGTAATTACGCTTTTTCATTTTGTTTCCTTTAACCCGTGCTTTGCTTCCCATTCTTTTAGTGCATTTGGATTTACTTTGTCGTAACCAGTATGCCATTGTTTAGATACTTTTGAGTATCTAATCCTCCACATACGGTTGCCAATTCTCAATACCCCACCTGCACTGTGTTCGTCTTTAGGGTGGTATATACTTATACCTTGACGAATATGCTCACCCTCTTTCTTCCAATGTATCATAACTTACATGCCTCGCAGTCATCATCCAGCTCAACTTCAGTATAATTCATTTTGTTTGAATCATATGCACCATTTGTATATGACTTGGCAACGTCAGCTGCTTCAACTTTTGCACCTTGCTTATTAATCAAGCTGTAGTAAAAAGTCTTCAGTCCCCAAATGTGTGCTTGCATCAAGTTCTTGGCAATTAATGTAGTTGGTACTTTACGATCTGGGAACCATGCAGGGTTGTAGAAAGTGTTAGTACTTATACTCTGGTCAACGTATGCAGCAATAACTGCTGCCGTTTTTAGGTAACCATCACAGTCTTTTTGTTCCCACATCAATTGGTACTTGTTCTTAAGTTTGGTATACTCTGGAACAACTTGTACTAATGAACCAGCTTTTGATTCCTTAACGCTGATCAAACTCATTGGCATTTCGATACCATTTGTTGAGCTAATAACAACTGAGCTAGACTCAACTGGTGC